GGGGAAACCTTGGGTACAAGAAAGGATCTCCGCACGCTTACGCCATGTGTCGAACTGCTGTTGCTCTCCCGCAGTATGTTGGCCAACAGGCAAACCGTCACCGCCCAACGCCAATGGTAAACCTCGCCGCAGCCCCAGCGCGGCAGCTTGATGGGCCAGGTGTGGCCTTGCACGCGTGTACCGCAGCAACCGCTCGGACAAAGCCGGAAACTCCCTCACAAGAGTGTCTATTGCGTAGAGCTGCTTGACGAACTCCGGCACATACAACGCCGATCCGTGCTCTAAGAACGCATCCGGGACAGAAGGGCGCACGAGGCCACGTAGAGGTACACAGGGTTCGCGGTGTACCGAAGTGACGTGGTCGGATGCGTCTAACTGTACTGTGAACAAGCGTTCCAGAAACACGAACCGACGTGGTGTTTGCCGGCAGTCAAAGTGCTTCCCAGCCGACTTCTCCCCGCCGCACGCGGTCAAGACAGAGCCATACCGGTCCGCGACTGCTGAAGGGCACGCTGCCACCGCGTCGTCTCCACATATGAGTACTTTGGTTTGTGGGGCGAGCTTCGAGAGGGGGCAGCGAGTTACTACAGACGCCTGGCGCGTCGCTTGATCCCACCAGAACAAGTGGGTAAGTGACAGCATAGCCCAGGTCGTCGGCAAGCCCATCAGAATGCCGCGAACTGATTGAACATCTGCCAGACCGAGCTCGGCGGGGTACTTGATCGCCTGAGAACCAGTCAGCAGCCGAAGCGCATCGATCTCAAGTGGGGTGAACCGGCTGGAAGCTTCGAGACCGTCGGTTATCGCCGCCATAAGGTCGTGAGGTAGAAGATCAGAGGCACGTGTCAAATCGGAGCTCACCAAAACAGCCCCAAGGGCACCGAGCAACTCCTTCTCGATCATCTCATCTGTAACACCGACCAGTGGCGACGCCGACCGGGGGTCCCGTCGCAACCCGTCCAGCAGCCGCTTGCGTACGATGTGGCCGACAAGATGCAGCGCCGCGGAAGATTTGGTGATTACCCGGATCTTGAGGCCCCGTTCACGAAGCGCGACCGCCACCGAAGGAGGGTGGCCCCGTTGGAGCAGGTCGCGCGCGTGGTAAACGTAGCTCAGATCCTCGAGTAGTGACTCGACGTCCTGCGCTGGTAGCTCCGTACTAAGTTGGGATCTGTGAACCTCGGCATCAGGGTGTCGCCCGAGTCCTGCCACAAAGCCCCGCAGACCTCCCTCACGTAGAGTGCTCTCCGAGCACGCTGAACGAGTAGGTAGGTCGGGCTTCGACAGGCGTTTCTGCGACGCCAGGTACCGATTGGCCCAGTTCTTGGCAAACGTACGAGCTGCCAGCAGCAAGGCGCCAGGGGTCTTCCACGGCGTAGACATGTCGGCATGGTGACGGCGCAGCGCCGCTTCAGCATCCGCCAAGGTCCCTTCGGGAAGGGCACGACCTGCGTATGAGTACTGGGCAACGTCGTTTCTGTTGCCGCGCATTATCCACCCAGCGCGAGCAACTGCCGCTTGTTTCTTCACAAAGCGGAACGCTGCTTCAGCACCCTCGCAAGTCACGCACTTCTCGAAGTTGGCTACCTGTCGCGCCGCGTAACTGCCGTCCCCTGCGTGGGCGCCGAGTACATCGAGCAGGGCTCGATTAATCTCGCGGGCTGTCTTGAGTCGTTCGTCCAGGTCATGCGGTCGTAGGCGCTTCTTCTTTCTCCTTTGAGCGCCAGACAGCTTATGAGGGACGGCGACAACAGGACGGCCTGCCAAAGGTTGCGGCTGTGTGTTCAGTACATCTCGGTTCATTTGCGTCCGTCCATCTTGCGATTCTGCACCGGTAGAATTTCCGGCGTTGCCGCCGGCACTTGCCAGTGTGAGCTTCACTTCGATCCAACCAAGCTCACCCCCCCCGCCGAAGCGGTACGGGGATTTTGCGAGAGTCGGAATCTTTGGTGGACGTACCCATTGACCTTGTTGTTGACTGTCTGCAC